ACAACACGAGAAAAAGTAGTACGTAAGAGAGCATGGACTAGACCAGAAGTATTACCTTCCCCTAATCCAGAGCCAGGTTACGAGTTCCATTGGGTTCGTGTGGCAACACAAGGTCAGATTGATCCAACTAATGTTTCCTCAAAATTACGTCAAGGTTGGGAGCCTGTAAAGGCAAGCGACCACCCAGAAATTACCGTTGTATCTGTTGAAAATGAAAGATTCAAAGATAACGTAGTTATAGGTGGTTTAATGCTTTGTAAAGCTCCGAAAGAGCTTGTAGAAGAACGTACCGAACATTTTCAAAAACAGACGGACGGTCAGATGCAATCTGTTGATAACAACCTTATGAGAGAAAACGACCCTAGAATGCCGTTATTTCATGATCGGAAGTCTAAGGTTACTTTTGGAAAAGGCAATTAGTTAAGGAGACTAAAACATGGCTTGGCCTACAATAGATGCCCCTTACGGGCTAAAACCAGTCAATTTGATTGGTGGTACGCCATTTGCTGGAGCCACTCGACATTTCTCTATCGCTTCTGGTTACAATACCAACATCTTTAATGGTGATGTTGTAAAATTAGTGAATACGGGAACTATCGAAAGGGATGCAGCAGCGGCTACCGCCACACCAGTTGGCGTATTTCTAGGCTGTACTTTTACAGACCCTAGTACATCTCAACTTACTTTTAGACAGTATTATCCTGCTGGTACAGCAGCTACTGACATTAAAGCATACGTCTGTGACGATCCAAATGCTTTATTTAAAGTAGTTTCTTGTACAGCTGGTGGTACAACAGTTACTGCTGTTGGACTTACTGCTATAGGTAATAACATAAAGCTAGTGAACAACACTGGTTCAACCGTAACTGGTAATTCAAAAGTTGCTATGGATTCTGCAGTTAATACAACCAATACTTTCCCTATGAGAGTTATTGATGTTGTAACAGACACAGCAGATTCATCTGGTGACTTTGTAGAGTTCATTGTAAAATGGAACTTTGGAATGCACCAGTACCATAGAGCATTAGGAGTATAGATCATGGCTATAAGTAGAGCACAACTCTTAAAAGAACTCCTCCCTGGTTTAAACGCACTGTTTGGATTAGAATATGCTAAATATGGTGAGGAACACGCAGAGATTTTTGAAAGTGAAACCTCTGATCGTTCTTTTGAGGAAGAAACCAAGCTTTCAGGCTTTTCAGCTGCACCAGTCAAAGACGAAGGTTCTGCCATCGAATATGACAATGCACAGGAAGCATTCACATCACGCTATAATCATGAAACCATTGCTATGGGTTTTTCAATCACTGAAGAGGCGATTGAAGATAACTTGTATGATTCACTATCATCTCGTTACACCAAAGCTTTGGCTCGTGCTATGGCATACACAAAGCAGATAAAAGCAGCTAATATTCTTAATAATGCTTTTGCTGCAGGCACTACCTACGGTGATGGTCAAACATTATGTTCGACTTCACACCCATTAATTTCTGGTGGTGTTAACTCAAACCGTCCTGCTGTAGCAGCTGATCTTAACGAAACTTCATTAGAAGCAGCCGTTATTCAGATTGCAGCTTGGACAGATGAGAGAGGTCTATTGATAGCTTCTCGACCAACAAAACTAATAGTTCCACCAGCACTACAATTTGTTGCTACAAGACTATTAGAAACAGAAGGTCGTGTAGGAACAGCAGACAATGATCTCAACGCCTTACGTAACAATGGTTCTATACCTCAAGGTTATTCTATCAACCATTATCTGACTGATACAGATGCTTGGTTCCTAATGACAGATGTACCAAATGGTCTAAAACACTTTACACGTAGTCCAATGGCGACATCTATGGATGCTGACTTTGATACAGGTAATTCAAGATATAAAGCTAGAGAAAGATACTCTTTTGGTGTATCTGATCCGCTAGGTATCTTTGGCTCACCTGGAGCGTAAAACCTATAAATCTTAGAAATTGAAGGGGTGGTGAAAATCACCCTTTCTTTTTTATTTTTTCTGTCGTATAGTATGTTATCCCTGACAGTTACATGGTGTAGCTGACTTTAGAAGACAGAGGAGATAAAAATGGGAACAACTACTTTTTCTGGTCCTATAAGGGCTGGTAACATTCGCAATGGAGCTAGTGCAAACGTAGGCTACATGGTATCCATGCAAGCTCACACTATAGACGTTTCAGGCGGAGCTATAGCACAATCAGATACAGCAATGATTATACCTGCTAACTCAGCTATAGTTGACGTTATTATTGATGTAGTGTCTGCTATCGGTGCTAATGCTGCCGTTTTAAGTTTAGGAACATCTGGTGGCAATGATAATACTATCTTAGATGGTTTTTCTTGTGCAACAGGCGCAGGTCAAATTGGACGTAAATATCCTACAACTGAGGCTGGTGCTACAAGAGGTTGGGCTAACATTGGAACTTCCGATCTTAAAGTAACTGTAAAAACTACAGGAGCTTCAAACGCAGGTTCTATTCGTGTAACTATACTTTACGCACAGGCTTATAACACTACTATTCAGCCGTAATAGGAGATACATATGGGTAATTTTCCATCCACAGGTGACTCCGACATACAAGCGGTCACTGTAACTGCTACGGGTACGGTCAAACAAGGTCGTACTCGTCTAAAAACATTAGCGTTAAAATCAGCAGGTTCTGGAAGTCCTCAAATTGTATTAAAGGATGGCGCAACAGGGGCAACTCTATTAGATATGTCATTTAATACAGCTGATGATTTTTACATGAATCTTCCTGGTGCAGGTATTTTATTTAAAACTGAATGCCATGTCACCTTGACAGCAGTAAGTTCTTTTACAGGGTTTTTTGCCTAATGCGTAGATATTACAAAAGTGGAGGTAAGATTTGTCCTTCTGGTAAAGCTTGGGCAAAACGAACCTTTGATACTTATCCTTCAGCATATGCGAACATGGCAGCATCTAAGTATTGTAAAGATCCTAGCTATGCAAAGGGTAGTAAGAAAAAGAAAAAGAAGAAGGCATAATGTTAAATTCAAGAAAAAAATCTTCAGTTAAAAAAGTAATAAAAGGACTTACTAAAGCATCTCGTCTACACGCTGGACAAGCAAAAAGTCTTAAAAAAGTTATAAACTCTTCAAACGGTAAAAAGAGAAAGAAATAATGGGGGCTTTAAAAGACTGGGTTAAACAAGACTGGGTCAGAATAGGAACCGATGGTAATATCAAGGGTAAGTGTGGCACTTCGAAAGATAAGAAAAACCCTGATAGGTGTTTACCACGTTCTAAAGCCCAGTCCTTATCTAAAGGCGAAAGGGCTTCGACAGCCAAGAAAAAGAAGAGGGCTGGCTCAAAAGGTAAGACTGTGGTATCGAATACACCAAAGGCAAAAGTAAGATTTCGTCATGGTGGGTTAGCTAGGAGAAAAAGAAAATGAATAGATCAAATTTTAAAAAACTTATGACTGGTAATGCAAGAGACCAAATGGTTAGCTCCAGAGATATGGCGAGGGGAAAAGACCCAACTTTAAAAATACCTACAAAAAAACCCTCACTCGAATCAGACATTAAAAAAGGTGGTACACAAAAGAAAGCTGGTGGCGGTTTAGTACGTGGTATGGGGGCAGCTACAAAAGGTGCTGGGAAAGGACCTTGGGCATGACAGAAGAAGAGAAACAACTTAGAGAAGAATACTTTGACGGGCCTGCATCTGATCAAATGAGTTTAGATCAGTTTTTGCTTTCAAAAGGATTTGACCCAAAGAAAAAAGGGGTAGAAGGTAAAAAGTTCGGTGGTGGTCTAGCTAGACGTAAACGTTCCATAGCTAGAGGTTGTGGTAAAGTAATGGAAGGTAGAAGGAAACAAACCTTGTACACATAGGGGATAAACATGGCTACATCAGGAACTACAGCTTTTGACATGGACTTCACAGAGATCGCTGAAGAAGCATGGGAACGTGCTGGTAGGGAGATGCGTTCAGGTTATGATTTAAGAACTGCTCGCAGGTCTATGAATCTTATGACTATTGAATGGCAGAACAGAGGGTTAAACCTATGGACGATAGACCAACAAACTCAAGCACTTACAGCTGGTACTTCACAGTATACGTTAATGACTGATACAATAGATCTATTAGATCATGTAATACGTACAAATGCTGGTAATTCTGCAACACAATCTGATCTCACCATAAGTCGTAT